TAAAAAACACTTGCGACAAATGCGGGTTTAAAAGCCCGCATAAGGAAGTGTTTAATGTCTTTCACGTTGATGGTGATTTAAACAACTGCAAACACACAAACCTTAAGACAGTATGTGCGAACTGTCAGCGTGTGTTGCATAAAGAGGGCGGTCGCTGGCGCCAAGGTGATTTAGTACCAGACCTTTAACTTGAGCAAATAAGTCTTCAATACTGCCGTTGTTGTCAAACACATGATCAAAGGCAGTTCCAACCCAAGCAGTTTCGCTGGCATGAATTTTCTGATCAGCAAGCCACGTTATAGCACTACTTTTACCTTTGTTTGCCTGTATAGCTATGTCAAACCAATGTGGCAAAACACCCCGCTCAACGCAAACGATTTTGCCACCTGCTTCTTTAATTGATTTGATTTCGTTAGGAAAACGGCAATCGCTAATGACAATATCGTCTTTGCTATTGCGTAGTTTATTCTCTAAGGCAGCAATCCAAATATCGTCATGGAAGCCTTTGCGGCATACTTCTGTGCCCCAGTTTTGCAATACCCAACGTGGAGTAAGATTGGGCATATTCAAGCGTTCTGACCACCACGGGTCTACTTGTTCACGCCATTCGCGGGCAGTTTTTGTACGCCCTTCTAACATTGTTCTGTCCCAGCCAAATACATTGGCTACAGCATCTTTCAAACTGTTGGCAAAACTTTCTCGTCTAAAACCGTGAAAGTTAGTAAGATAGTCTGCAACTGTGTCCTTACCTGAGCCAATAAAACCGCATACACCTATAATCATAGTACCCCCGTGTGATACTATAATTTACTATAATTAGGTATAATTGTCAATAGTTTTTTTAGCCAATAACAAAGGTTAATGGCGTACCGCCTGGAACCATTTCGTTGATTTCTTTTTCTAACTTTTCGACTTCTTCTTTACCAGCGGCTTGTAACGCTGTGCCGTTTAAAGTGATTGCGCTGCCTGGCCCAGCAATGCTGCCAAACTTGCTACGAGCTTCACCTAGCATTAGTTTACAAACTGCTAGACTGTAATCATACAACCATTGTTTTGCGTAGATGTCTTGCAACAGTACAAAATCTGGTCTGAAGTTGTGTGTTCGCAACATGATCTGCTCTTGTGTAGCAAATGGTCTTTGCAGTATAGTAAGAATATGGCTAGTAGGTTTCCACTTGAATTCTATGTAACTTCCAAACATTTTTCCTACTAATTTCTGGTATCCAGAGTATAGTTCGTATGTTGCCAAGCCGCCCATCATGCTAGAGCTTAGTAAGTAGGTATTGGTATATGCCAGGTTAAAGGGCTCAAATAAGGATCCGCCTGCGCCCATACCACTTCTACTGCCAATTGCTCTACGAAACACGCTTTGTACTTCTATTACTTCGTCGGGGAGTCTATATTCGTTGACATCTTGCTGTAGTTCTAAAAACATATAGCTTTCTTCTACAGCATTGCTACTACGCTGTCTTAGCTTAGTTAGTGCTCTATTCAGTGCAGTTTCGTAATGTATAGGATCTAGCTCAACTTCCACCATTCCATCACCGAGCATTGCTCGTACATAATCAAAGACTTTTTGGCGTTCTTGTTGGCTAGTTGTGGCGTTAGTATCAGGCATTTTTGCTCTCCCTACATATTTAGCTGGCGATAAATATGAGTATGCCACGATTATCCTTATACAAACCCGAACGGGGCCAAGACTATAAATTTATAGATCGCCAGATTTCTGAAATGTTTCAGGTCGGCGGTACAGACGTATATCTGCACAAATATTTAGGTCCTGCTAACCCCTCTGAACAATCTGCTACCGCAGATCAACCCCATTATGTCGATGGTGTTAAAGAAACAAATATTCAAGATTTGTTGCTTTTAGAAAATAGAGATAGGAAATACGATCCTAGTATCTACTGTATTCGCGGTCTGTATAACGTACAAAATATTGATTTTAATCTAAGCCAGTTTGGATTATTCATAGACAATGATACACTGTTTATGACCGTGCATATCAATGACTTTATCAAGTATATCGGTCGTAAGCCGTTAAGCGGAGATGTTATAGAACTACCGCACCTACGTGATGAATTTGCATTAAATGACTTTGACATTTCACTGCCACGTTACTATGTTATTGAAGACGTAGGTCGTGCTAGCGAAGGATTCTCAGCAACATGGTATCCACACTTGTATAGATTGAAACTTAAAAAGATAACAGACAACCAACAGTTCTCTGACATACTAGATCAACCTGCTAAAGAAGGCAGTAACCAAACTCTTAGAGACATATTAAGTACTGCATCTAAAGAATTAGAAATTAATGATGCAGTCTTGTCACAGGCAGAGACTGATGTTCCACAAAGTGGATTTGAAACTAGACAATACTATACCTTGGCGGTTGATCCAACTAACGGCCAGCCTATTTTAGAAACAACTGAAGGCGGTGATATTATACCTGGTGTGCCAGCTCGTGCAGGCTACAGTGGTTATCTGTTAGGTGATGGATATCCTCCTAATGGACATAGTTTTGGTCACGGCATACAGTTTCCATTAGGCCCTCAAGAAAATGATTTCTTCTTAAGAACAGATCTATTGCCAAACAGACTATTCAAGTATGACGGTACTAGGTGGTTAAAAGTTGAAGATAAAGTTAGACATACGTTAACTAACAACGATACTAGACAAACTCTCAAAACTAGTTTTATTAATAATAAAAACATCACCGGTACAACCGTTGTCCAAGAAGGAGTTGATATTCCTACAGTCAACACGTTGACCTTGCAAACTTCAATACCATACACTGCTGGCATGGGCGGCAAGGTATTCATTGGTGATTCAAAAGTTCAGTCAGTGGTAGTTACTTCTGGTGTTGGCGGCAATGCGTTAATTACTATGGGAGAGACTGCTCCTGCTAATAGCAATGTTCAGTGGACACTATTCAAATCGTTTATTGACGAACGTAGTTCAGTTAGCAAAGCAGTTAAACCTAAGGCAGATCTATAATGCAACATTTTTATGACGGTCAGATAAGACGATATCTGCTACAGACAATTAGAGTTCTCAGTAACTTCACTGTCAAGTACGGCGATGGTAGACTAGTACGTATACCTGTTGTCTACGGCGACGCTGACAGACAAGCGGCTTCAATCATGAGACAGAACAGTGAAAATAAAATTAACTCTGCTCCTAGGATTGCAGTCTATATTAATGGCCTTACTATGGATCCTAGTAGACTTTCTGACTCAACGTTTGTTGGCAAGGTACACGTTAAAGAAAGAGCAATCGATCAAGACACTGGCGAGTATACTACAGGTGAAGGTGCCAACTATACTATTGAAAGACTAATGCCAACTCCTTTTAAATTAGACATTAAGGCAGACATTTGGGCAGCAAATACTGATCAAAAGTTACAAATTTTAGAACAAATACTAGTGTTGTTCAACCCAACACTGGAACTTCAAACAACTGACAACTATGTTGATTGGTCAAGTTTAAGTGTGCTTGAGATTAAAGATTTGGCATGGAGTTCAAGGTCAGTGCCAGTTGGTGCAGACACTCCCATTGATATTGCAACCATTACGTTTACAACACCTATATGGATTAATCCCCCTGTAAAAATTAAACAGCTTGGTATTATTACACAAATTATTACCAGCCTACACGATGGCATTAGCACTCCTGAAGCATCATACATTGATGGCCTAGGTACTGATCCTATCAGCGACGGAGCGCAGACAGGCGTTACTCTCATAACTAGAGTTCCTGTATCATTAAGCAGTTACGGAGTGCAGGTATATAACGGCCAAGCCAAATTATTAGCTAAAAATGAAAATGCAGTCGCTGACGACCCTTATTCAATTCCTGTGAAGCAAGGTCCTGATATCAGTTGGTACAAATTATTAAATCAACATCCTGGCCAGTACAAAGCAGGATATAGTCAGATATATCTTAAACAGCCCCTAGGCAATGAAGTGATAGGTACTATTGCTATTAATCCAGCCGACGACTCAGTATTGACAATTAATTGGGATTCTGACACATACCCAAGTAACACTGATCTAGACCCTAGCGGTCCTCGCTCATCAAGTCCTGGAACGTTTGATGCTATTGTAAATCCTTTAACATTTAATCCCAAAGGTGCAGACGGATTAGGCACTGTTGCGGCAGGTACTAGGTATCTAATTGTAGAAAATATCGGAGATATTGACAATATTGATGGTCCTGACGCATGGAAATCAACAGGCGGCGTTGACTTTGTAGCTAAAGAAAACGATGTAATTCAGTGGGACGGAACGCAGTGGGAAGTTATATTTGAAGCCGCTCAGAGTGACGACACTCTCATCTATCAAACAAATATATATACTGGAGTTCAGTATAAGTGGGACGGAATTAGCTGGACTAAATCGTTTGAAGGCGAGTATGAAGAGGGTGCATGGAGACTAAGACTGTAACTGAAATTGTTTGTAGTGGCGCATTAATTTACGCCAAGAAAAGTCACAGGTTTTTACTCTTACAAAAAGCAAACGGAAAACATGCAGGTACTTGGGGGTTAGTTGGCGGCACTAACCTCGAAGGAGAAACTGCATGGCAGGGTCTTCAACGTGAAATTACTGAAGAAATTGGCAGTAATTTTAAAATAATCAAAACTATTCCTATTGAAACATTTGTCAGCAATGACAATGTTTTTAATTTCCATACCTACCTGTGCGTAGTAGATGATGAGTTTGTTCCGGTGCTAAGTGAGGAACACAACGGGTGGGCATGGGCAACAATTGATCATGCTCCAAAGCCACTGCATCAGGGCCTAAGAAACAGTTTTAGCAACAGAACTGTGCGCACTAAGTTACAAACAATCTTTGACCTAGTTGGTCTAATCTAATATGTTTAATTGGTTTAAGAAAACAAAAAGTTGGGTACGATTTTATTCAATGGATCAAAATGTATCCATTATGTACCCTGTGGTAGACAATCGACTAACAGAACGGGACTGGAATAATGTTGGTGATATTTCCAGAAATAGGCCCGAACAAGGCAAGCAAATTGTATTAAACTGTCCTGCCATTAAACAGATTACCAGCGTTGGTTATGTATTACGAGCACCGGCAGATTTTATAATCAAGACTGGTCCTAGTGTTGAACACTTGTCTTGGGAAACACCTTTTCTGTTTAAAAGACACAGCGACAAATATACGTTTAGTGGCAGTGAATATTATGTAAGTTGGCATAGTCCTGCACAAACTGAGCCACTAATTCCAAAAGAGATTCCTAACACAGATAAAAAATATCTACACTCTGCTGTTAAGATAGAAACTCCGTGGCGTGTCAAAGCCAGTGACGACATCTTGCTTTTACAATTACCTGTTACCTATAACAACGAAGCAAGATTTTCTGCAGCCATTGGTGTGTTAGATCCAAAATACATGCATTCCGTGAGCGTACAACTGTTCTGGCATGTAGTTGAAGGCGAGACATTGATCAAAGCAGGAACCCCGCTTGTGCAGTACGTTCCTATACAGCGCAGTCTATTTC